GGAAAAGGGTTTGTTTCCTCGAACACGGCGCTACCCACTTTCCGACGATCGGAGAAGAGGCGTAGCCACACGTGGTCGAGTTTATACTTCGGACCATTCACGAGTTTCCCTTGCGCTGCAAGGCGTGAGATAGGACGCAATGCGTACTTCTCTCCCGGCTCGGGTTTGATAATGAAGTCTTGACAATAGTGCGCCCCGTAAAGCGAGATGCAATATTTGTCCCAGGAGATCTCACCTGACCAATGCTGCAGAATCTGCGGAATTTGTTTCAGGTACCGAATCTTCCCGATTCCGATGTGGTCGTCTCCCGCGCAAGCATACTGATGCAGTTTGCTTCGCGAGCGACCATATTCGGCAATTGAAGGATTGAGAGTGTTCCAACTGGCGCGGGCTGCCCGCTCAGCTGCGATACTCAAAAGCGACAGGATCATCTTGGTGAGGGGCTCCCCCATCAGGACCGCTCTCTTTGTCACGTATCCTCTGTAAGAGATACCTCCGTGTTCAACCTGTAGTGCAGGCGGGCCACTAGTGTAACTCTTGTAAATCTTCATGTTTCTCGTACCTCCCTTCAAATTGAAGCAAGAGGGCTTCTCGACCAATAGTCGAGGCGAGCACACAAGATCAATCGAGGAGTGCAGGTACTCTAAAGCCGGGTGTTCATCGAACCGTCCCGCCAAGAATGCCTTCATTCCTCGTGCTGCAATGTCATGCTCTAACCAGTCAGTAGCTGCGGTTAGATCGGAAGTAGAGATTGCTTCAATCTCTCTCCATTGGTTTGCGTGGCGCCCAAAGGACGCCTCGAAGTTCCAAGCATGATCAGAGCCTTTCAAGCCTACTCGGCAACCAGGAATCGATAACATCGTGTCCTTGATCAAGTGGCTTGCTGGCGACAGATACAAATTGATCCAAATCAATGATTTGGTCGCAATGCGTGCCTTGACGCCCGGTTCGGAAATGGGTACCGGATCCACTGGAAGCGGTAGCCGGCCTTTGGCCGTCCATTTTCGAAACTCAATCTCCGACCAGAGGAAGAGCAGCATGCCAAGCCTGCTGTCCACCCCTGCTCGCAGATCTAAGACTGTGTCTCCATCTGCATCTACCAATGGTAGGGGCTCGTTGAAGTCACTAGCCTCAATCGGTTCAGCCAAGTAAGCGACTTTCCAAATTGGATTGTCGACGAACCGGGCAGCGCAGACCTCGTTTCCAATGGAATCAAAAATCCCGCTCTGTTCCTGAACCCTCCGCTCGATCTTCCTATTCAGGTTGATCAGAGCGATTTGATATGAATCGTCTACTTTCTCCATCGGGAATCCCGATGGAAGGTAGCAGGCCAGGACAGGCACCAGCTCGAAAATTTCGGGCAGTTGCGGCTGGTTCAGCCAATTCAGATCATCAATGGTCATCTGTTCCGGAATTTTCCCAAAGGGAGCGTTCCTGATTAGATCCGCCATGTACCTTCGCAACAGAAACTTGCCCTTCGTGAGGAGCTCCCTTGGAGACTCCACATTCGGGTCAGGCCTCGCTGCACTGGTTTTAGAGACCAGGTCCTCCACCCGCTTGAGCAATGCTCGAGTGCGGAAGAGGTCCTCATCCTCTTTTACTCGGAGAGAGAAGTGGTCGGAGATCTTGGAATCCAAGAACTCCTTGAATGAGCCCCATAAAATGGATAGCTTTCCACCTTCTTTCCTCGTGAATTCCAAGCAGGCTGAATTGGAGAGCGAAAGGTGTGATTGTGTCACGTCCTTCGCGTACCGGGAATCCCGGTTCTCCATGCCAACCGTTTGGCATGCAAGTTCGACTGAATGGAACTGTTCCGGACTGGATACCCACTGGGATCCATCCGGCCTAGGTCCAGTCAAGCGATCTTTCAACTCGACTACCGCAGACAAGCACTCTTTCCGGGAAGGTCCCGGTAAGAACCTTGACTGCGTTAAATGAGCAACGATCCAGAGTCGGTCACGGGTCCCTTTGGGACCGGTTAAGATTGGGATTCCCACTCTTAGTAGCATAGCTACAACCCTCTTTGCCGTCGAAAACTTATTGACGATCTCCTCTAGCTGCAAGCGCGGCTTCAGCTGGAGTTGGTTGCCAAGAAGTGAATTTTGAATTGCAGTAGTAAATTTCTTCCACTGTTTCCCGAACGTGGAGATACTCTTGCATTCATAAACGTCTTTGAATAGTTCGTGACGGAATCCGTCCCAAGTAGGGTCCTGCATTACAGCGAACCTGCTTGTAACTACCAAAGCGGATTGGATGCCTAGGAAGGTGGCTTCTCTCCTTGAGATAAGCCCCCTTCCCAGGTCAGCCCTCAGCCTAGTCCGTCCACTCGTGTTCAACCCAATGGGTTTCCCCGAGTCGTCGGTCCTAGGACCCACTGCGGCATGGAACCATCGCTTTGCGGTGCTCTTTCCATATGCCATAGCGGCTTTGAATGTCAGACTCATCGTCCTCCGCCCTTTGGGCGTTGGTACGTCGATCGGAATCCGATTCGAACATACGTTGACGAGTGCTTGACCCTTCAAATAGATGGCGCGGAGCTGGCCTTTGACAATGTCAGAGGTCAGATCCGCTTCATCCAAATTCCCCAGACTTTCCGTCCCGTCAGCGACGCGGGCGGTCAAGGATGCGGAAGAATCGAGATTAGCACTAGGGCGTGCCACGAGCATGAGCTCTACTGCGAGTCTTCGCACATCAAACATGAC